GATCTCGTCTCAGTCGGTGCCCAGGACGTCTATATCACAGGCGATCCTCAAGTCTCTTTTTTTAGACAAAACTATAAACGTCACACAAACTTTTCGATAAAACCAGAACGTATGGATTATATCGGGACGTTTGGTTCGGGAAACGAAGTTTCCATCCCTATCAGATCGAAAGGTGACCTTTTGAGTTACGTGTGGATTGAAAATGCCAATATTAATAATAATAACCACGACGATTCTATTTTTAAATCCGCGAATGCGACATCAGATGAAACTTCACCAACTGAATTCTCTTTGTGGATTGGTGGTCAAGAAGTTACAAAACTGGATACACTTTTTATTAATACCATACACAATACGTTATACAATGAATCTTCGGCGAAAGCGACATGTGCCGCGACAACCCAAGACGGTGGTGATAATGTTTCTACCGGTAGTTACATAATCCCATTCTTTTTCAGTGAAGATTGGACGAAATCTTTACCACTTGTCGGTCTTCAATATCACGAAGTTGAAATCAGAATTAAATGTAGAAATGGTACATTTGATTTAGGTACTGATAGACCAAGAGTATACGGTTCGTACGTGTTTGTCGACACAGAAGAACGTGAATTCTTTGCAAATGGTGAACACGAACTTCTCATTACACAAACACAACACCAACCAATGTCTGCTTCCGATACGTCGATTGATTTGACCTACTTTAATCACCCAGTAAAGGCCGTTCACATAGCTGCGGGTAACGATTCAGCAGAGGGTGCCTCTACATCATACACTTTCACGGATGCGTCTATGTTTATTAATGGTGTTCCACTCTTTGAAAACATGACACACGAATACCACAGAAACGTCGTTCCATCGAGACATTGTTCGGTTCTTAACACCACGGTTGATTCTGAACAAATATATACATGGCCATTCTGTCTTACTATGAACAAATCTCAGCCAACGGGTACCTTGAACTTTTCGCGAATCGATAATGCGAGAATAAATATTAATGGTCCATCCGATGCAAACCTTGATATGATTCGCGCGTATGCGGTCAACTATAACATTCTTAGGATTAAGAATGGTATGGGTGGTATCGCATTTGGTAACTAATTATTACATGTATATAAGATATGAAGAAAGTGTTATATTATATATTTTCAATCATATTAATAATATACATAATAAATCAATATATTCATTTAGAAGATTATTTTTTATTCAAGAGATCACACCCAAATGGATTTCCTCTTATTGACATTCAAGATGATTTCTTATCACATGAAGAATGTAAAGAGCTAAAGGATTATATATTAAACCATAAACTATTAAATAATGATTGGAATAAGAATGACTTTATTATTCGTTTTAATACGAGTGAAGATTCTAAAAAAATGTTTTTAGAAAAAAAATTAGAAAAAATTTATAAAATATTTGAAAGGATAAAACAACCTGGTACAAATGCATATATTGTCAATACAGCTATACTAAGTAATTCTATTAATTTGAGTAAATATAACATAATAGAAGGTCATTATGATGATACTATAGAAATACATGATTGGACTAAACGTTCTATATTACCAGTATGTACAACTGTACTATATATAAATGTACCAGAAAATTCCGAAGGTGGTGATTTATATCTATCTCCATTTGGTTTAAAAGGTGGGTTAAAAACTAAAATGCGATATACACCAAAACAATGTAGAAAATTAACATTTAGAGGTGATACAAATCATCTTGTTAAACCTTTTTTTTGTAAAAATAATACCGAAAAACGAATAAGTTTAGTATTTGAACAGTATAAAATACCAGATAAGTACATGTACAGTACAGATTTTAATATAAAACTTCGTTAATTCTTACCCGAAGATCCAAAACCTCGTTCGCCACGTTTTGTTTCTTTTAATTCATCAACTTCCTCAATAAGTGGTGTTTCACACTTTTCCAAAATAAGTTGGGCGATTCTATCGCCTTGTTTAATTTCGAACGGTTCACTCCCGTGATTAAACAAGATAACCTTCAATTCACCCGTATAGTCCGGATCAATAACACCAGCACCCGTTTGAATACCGTGTTTTACACTTAGACCTGATCTAGGTGCAATACGACCATATACACCATGTGGGATCGTTGCACAAATACCCGTACTTACAATACCACGTTCACATGCATTGATAGTCATGTTTTCGATGCTATATAAATCATACCCAACAGATCCAGGCGATGCGCGCGTCGGTAAAGTTGCTTCGAGAGTTAATCGTTTAATTCTAAGTGTTTCCATGTTTTTATTAATCTAAGAGTTGTTTCTTTAAAACCATTTAAAATAGTGTAACGTATAATTAGAAATGAGTCTTAAGATTATTATGGGTAACATGTTTTCAGGAAAAACGTCCGAACTTATCCGACGTTTAAAACGGTACAAAGTTATAGGTAAACGTATTCTCGTTATAAATTCCAAAAAAGATACACGCGCTTCCGAAGATGTTTTACGTACCCATGATAATGTTCACTTCGATTGTATAAAAACCAATAATCTCGATGAAGTTGATTTTTCAGATGTCGACGTTATAGCTATGGATGAAGCTCAATTTTTCACAGGTCTTAAAAAGTTTGTGGAAAAGGTTCTTGATTCGGGTAAAACGATTTTACTCGCGGGTCTTGATGGGGATTATAAACAGAGAAAGTTTGGTGAACTTATAGACTGTGTACCTCTCGCCGATAAAGTGTTTAAGATATCGGCGATGTGTATGGAATGTATGGATGGAACACATGGACCATTTACAAAACGTATCGTACAAAACGATGAACTCGAACTTGTTGGTGATCACGATATGTATAAAGCGGTGTGTCGAAAACACCTTTAGTTTAGAATCTATTAATATCTAGAATAAGAACAACACGCTTTTGTTCATCAGTTTTATCAACACCATGGTATCGCGAGTGGTCAAAAAGAACATCTTCACCGGGTTTATGTTGATGAATATCAAACTCTGTGGTAAGATTACTTGTTCCTTCGAGCGTTAAGTGGTACCGTAACTGTAAATTACTCTCGGCGCGGTGCGCTGGTATAGACATTGTTCCTTCCATGACCGCAATCGTGGCATGATTAACACATGGTACAGTTTTTAAAAATGCGTATAGTTTTGGGAAATCATGTATTTTATAGTAATAATATTTTTGATTATATTCAAACCATGGATCGAGGTCATGGAAATAATACTTTTGTGCGTTTTCGTGTAACCCGTCGTATTCATTTTTTATATCGAAAAAGTGTTTCTGTACCCGCCAAAGTCCTATAAAATCGTCTACTGAGTAATGCGGTTTATAAAAAAATAAATCTACGATTGAATTTCGTATACCAACGAGTGGACGTAAAGGTGTTTGGAAATACAATCTATCTATAGGTGATTTGATGTAATCATTTAATATTAATAGTATTGGTATCATGAAAATCCACATTTTTTTTGTGTATATATAATAAATGCCAGGATATCCTAAATACGAAAAATACGCACCAACCCAAACACCAGAAGTTAACACATTAGAAAAAAGGTTTCTCGGCTTGACAAATGTTCAAATCGGGTTATTTAGCTTACCAGTTTTTATTGCTCTTTCTTCGGTTGTATTAATCGTTCTTAACAAGAAGGCGAGATATAACCCAGCTGTTCTCGTTTCTTTAATTATAAGTTTAATACATTTATATCACCACTACACACTCGCTAAATTACAAAATAAACAATAATTATATAGTATAAATGTTTATGGTCGAAGAGCCGTATGGTATATCACAATTTCAAGCTTGGTTAATATCTCTTACACTTGGAATTGTGTTATATAGACGCAAAAAACGTGGCGAAAAATATATTCAGTAATTATATATGCGCGTTCGTTTAAAAAAAAGTCCGCGTTTTGATAAAAAGTTTAGAGTTACTTTTGAAAATGGAAAAATAGTCGATTTTGGGGCGAGAGGATACTCAGACTATACAATACACAAAAATCCATTACGTATGCGTTCATACGTAACACGACACGGTGGATTTGTTCCCCATATGGTACAAAAACAAGCCGATCCCAAACTGGTTCATAAGAATATGCTCGATGTGTCTCGAAGTGATAAAGAAAACTGGACAAAAACAGGTTTTTTTACCGCAGGATTTTGGTCGAGATGGCTTTTATGGAGTCATCCAGAACTCGAAGGTGCGAAAAAGATTATATCTAAGAAGTTTGATTTATCTTTTCTCTAATACCACGACGTTTAAGGTTTGCTTTTAACGCAGTCATTAAATTTGCGCGTGGATCTTTTCTAGTTGGAACTGGTGGTGGAGGTGGAACAGGTGGTGCACGTGCGACTGGTGGTGCGCGTGCAACGGGTTGAGAAACTCGACGAACACGTGGAGCATTTGGTTCCACGGTTCGTAAAAGTGATTTACACGTTCGTATAAGTTTTTTTGAGTTTCGAACTTGAATTTCCAAAGCTGGTTGTCGCCGTCTTTGAATTTTCATCTTAAGTTCCTTTTCACTCAGGGGAATGCGTTTCCCTTTTATTTTTTTGGTTACGCGAAGACCAATACGTTTTGCTTCATTTTTTAACAAATCTATCTTCATTTATACTATATGTATCTATTTTTTATTTAAATCTATTAGCTGTATCTTTACCTACAAGTGCAGTTTGTGATAGCGAACAACAGCAAAATAATAATATTGCTATCATCACTGGTGGTGTTTTAAAAGGTACGCGCATTAAGATCATTGTACAACATGTAGATGAAAGTATACTCGTTATTTTCGAGGCGAGTTGCTGATTTGAATATGCCATTTACTATTACATTAGAAAAAATTGTTAGTTCTGTACATTTTCGCCTGAAATGAACCAGTTTGTCCTAAAACCGAAACGGATTCGTTTCCATAAAGTTCGCGGCACCCAATATCATCCATACAATCGCGGTTATCAATTGTTACTGGAAGTGGATACACTTGATCACCTGGTGTTGTCGTGTAATAATGGTACTGATCGCGTCTCCCCCGAACCTCTTTACCGTATAAAGGTAACGTTTCTTCATCTGATCCTACGAGAACGCCCATTTGTTGGACGTACCCCGGTTTATACTCTTTGATTGGTGGATTTCTAAATTCTCTTTCAACTGGTATTTGAACTGGAACTTCGACTGGGACTCCGACTGGGACCTTTTTATTAACTATAATTGGGTTACGCACTTGATATACAATTACGGTAATGAGTACCATTAACGCGATAAGTAATAATTTTTGTTGCGTTTTGTTTTTGATCTTCATTTATGTATACCAACATTATTTAACAAATCGTTTTCTAAGTTCGTGAAGAGGTTCTAAATCAATTCTATTGAGTCTGTACTGAACAAGTAGCCATAGAAAAAAGAAAATAGATTTTAAGAAATTGTTTGCCTCAGTATCGTCCATTTTATATATAGGACCCATTACACGACCAAAGAATGTTTCGTCTTTACTGTTTCCTGTTACGACCATTTCCATCTGAGTCAAGGCACATGTATCATCATTGACAGACCAATGAAAAAATATGAATGGAACAAGGAGTGAATAAAATTCGAGGTTTTGTTTATTTTTCATAAATGGTACAACCAACATTGTTATGAAAAAAAGTAAATGAATGAAAAATATAATATTCATCTCTATTAGTATGAACGAAGAAAAGAAACTTCCGAAGATATGGCACCCACAACAGGAGAAAATACTAAAGTCCTGGGGTGAAGCCGCGGCCTGTTATAGGTATATGCACTACCAAGCATACTGTTCATACAAAAAATTGAGTATGAAATTCACTATACCACTCATAATTGTAAGTACAGTTACAGGTACTGCTAACTTTGCACAAGAAACATTCCCACCTTCCGTACAACCTTTTGTACCTTCAGCTATTGGTGGTCTGAACCTAATCACTGCTATTGCAACAACTATCATGCAATTTCTTAAAATTAATGAACTTATGGAAGGTCATCGTGTTGCGTCTGTACAATACGGTAAAGTTTCGAGAACAATTCGTCTTGAACTTACACTCCCACTTTCGGAACGAACATTAAACGGTACAAATATGATTGAAAACATGAGAACCGAATATGACCGTTTGATTGAACAATCACCTAATGTACCCCAAAAAATGATAGATGCATTTGAACGTGAATTCCCAGATGATAATGAATTCTTCAAACCAGAAATTATGCATATACAACCCATTACACCATTTAAAGCTATTCAAGAAAACAAGGTTATAACCAAATTAAAAGATGCCGTAGGAGGTGCCGCAAAGCGAGAACTTAAACAAGAACTTGACGAAATACGTGGAGTAAAAAAAATTGTTAAAGCCGATATAGAACGTGTACAGGAACGTAAAAATGAAATATCGGATTTAAAAGATAAAGGGATCGTAAGTCTAAAAGGTGATCTCATGAAAGAATTACGTAGACGTACAGAACTCATGGAAGTTGTTACAGAATCACCGAAAGACGATTCACAAGATACGCCACCATAATAAATAACGTAAAGTTAAAGACTGTAATGCACATCAAATAAGGAAAAAGTTTTCTTTTTAAGGGATCTATCACTCTCGTTTGAAGTGTATTATTTTCCATAATAATATCTAACGCCTGAGTAGCGAGATCTGCATCTTCAGTATCATTCGACATGAATGCCTTTGTTACAATACATAAACAAAAAAAGGTTGATCGTATTTCGCTCCATGACCGCGAAATAAAAGAAATTACGTCTCTATTAGAAAATGGTAAGAATGTGTTTTTATGTGGTGCGGCTGGTGTCGGAAAAACATTCGTTCTTAATAAAATTTTAGATGAGACAAATAGTATAGAAATATATGATGAAGTGTTACGTAAAAAAGATATATTCCTTGGCACGATAAAAAATTCAAATATGTATGCATATATAGACGATTATGAGTCTGATACTGCATATAAAAGTATAGTAGAAACCATATGCGACGGTGGTCGGATTACAAAAAAACCATTACTCGTGACGTCTAAAAATGTACACATGTTACCGAATTTTAAACTTGTATTCCTACCGAAACGTAAACCTGAAACTATTCAGTGGTTAAATAAAAATCACCCACGTTCAAAAATAGCCTCTGAAAAGTGTAAAGGAAATATAGGAAACTATTTCAATTACCTTGAATATAGCGACGACAAAGATATTTTTAAATCTTCAAAAGACATTATTGAAGATTTCTTTTGTAAACCAGGTACCGTA